TGGCTTACAAAACGATATATTCTCTTTTAGAAACATATACCAAGCTTATCTCGATTGCCGGAAGAACAAGCGTAATACTTTTAATGCGCTTAAATTCGAGATAAACGACGGAGAGAATTTATGTAAACTCGAGTATCAATTAAAAAACAGGACTTACCATCCTTCGCGCTCAATTCTTTTTGCCTCCAAGAAACCTAAACTACGGGAGATATTCGCCGCCGACTTTCCCGACCGCGTAGTACATCATATCCTTGTAAACTCCTTAGAGAAAATCTATGAGCCAATCTTTATTCACGACTCCTACGCAAGCAGGGACAACAAAGGCACGCACGCAGCAAAAGAACGCCTGCACAAATTCACGCGCCAGATTACCAAGAACGGCCACGCCAGCGCCTATTATCTTCAACTGGATATTAAGGATTTCTTTACCAGCATAAACAAGGAAATATTGTTTACAATAATTAAGCGCAAGGTAAAGAACCCAGACATCCTCTGGCTTACGGAGAAGATCCTCTTTTGGGATTGCACAAAGTCTTACCTTCAGAGAGGAAGCCCGCAGTTGCTTTTGAATATTCCGGATAACAAAACCTTATTCGGTAAAGACAACCGGCGTGGCCTGCCGATCGGAAACCTTACCAGTCAATTCTTTGCAAATCTCTACCTGAACGAATTAGACCAGTACGTCAAGCACGTCCTTAAAGCGCACTACTATTTGCGCTATGTAGATGATTTTGTCATACTCTCCCCGGATGCCTCGCAATTACGCACTTGGCAGGCTCAGATTGAAGAATTCCTGCAAAGCAAGCTCAAGCTACGCTTGCACCCAAAACGCCGTAAACTCTTGCCTATCTCAAACGGCATAGACTTCTTAGGCTACATAGTCCGGCCCAGGTATATTCTGGTTCGCAGGCGCGTAGTAAATAACCTTAAAGAGAAAATCCGGCAATTCAAACAGGCAAGGGTGAAAGACTTCCGGAAGTTCCGCGATATGGTCGCCTCTTATTTGGGCCATTTCAAACACGCCAACACTTACCGGCTAACCAACAAATTAATTACGGAGGGGCCGTGTTTTATAAAGTAATCGGTGGATTATTAGTTGTAGACGGAGGGTTAAGCTTGGTACTCCCCCAGGACAAACAATTCTGGTGGCAAGCGGGCCGGATAGTAAGAATTTTCTGTGGAGTAATTTTACTCTTTAGTTAGAAAGGAAGATGCAGTATGCCTTGGATAGAATCTCATACAGTTTTACTTAGACACCGAAAGCTTAAACCTTTAGCTTTTGATTTACGCCTCAAACCCGTTTATGTGTTGGGACACTTGCACGCACTCTGGCACGTTGCCCTTGAACAGGCCGAAGACGGTGATCTTTCTCATTGGACAGATGAGTTTATCGCCGATTCCGCTTGTTACTCTGGCAACCCCCAAGAATTCGTCCGACTGCTCCAAAAACACAAATGGCTTGATGGGCGCATGATCCACGATTGGCTTGACTATGCCGGCAGGTATTTAAAGGCGAAATACGCAACCTCAAATCCCGAGCTACTCAAAGCCATCAAGGAGAAGCACGAAAAGGCTAAGTCCGACTTTAGTCCGACTTTAGTCCGACCACCTAACCAACATAACCAACCTAACCTAACCAATAAAGCTAAAGCAGGCGAAAAGACGCCTGTTCCTGTGGAAAACCCCATCTTAAAAAATCTCTTAAAAGAGGTTTATAAGTCAGGTTTTAACATCTATCAGCTTATTGGAAAGTTTAAGCGCGAGGCTAAGAAGAAAAGGCTGTTGATGTTTGGAGAGGATTACAAGATACCTGATGAGATCTTAATTGAGGTCTCTCAAAGTTATCTAAAAAACAAAGATAAGATAAAAGGCGAGTCTTTCCCTTGGGTGATCTCGGCAATGTCAAAAGCCTCTTCTGCGTGGTGGGTAAGGAAACAAGACGTTGATAATTTAAAGATAAAAATTGATACCGGCGCTTCACGTGGTGGAGAAATAGAGAGCCTCCAAGATATTTTAAAGAAGATGTTACCTGTGAAGGAACTATGAAAAAATCTATTAAATTAAACACGAGCAATATTTATTGTGGAGACGCGCGGGTAATCTTGCAGCGATTGCCTACAGGTTCAATAGACTGCTGTATTACCAGCCCGCCATACTACAACCTACGAGATTACGGAGTGGCGCCGCTGATATGGAAAGACGGCTGGGTTGGCGCCTTGGGCCTTGAACCACATGTTGACCTTTACATATTACATCTTATTGAAGTCTGCATGCAAATATATCGGGTGCTTAAACCACGGGGTGTATTTTGGTTGAATATTGGGGATACCTATTGCAGCGAACGCTCTGGCTCCCGGGACCCGCAACGCTGGCCTAAGCAATCCAGAAATAACCATCGTCCAGGTATCTCAACCTATAACCGGGGAGTAAAACGGAAGGAGCTTTTTCTCGTACCGGCCCGATTATCTTTAGCTCTGCAGGCGGCCGGTTGGTACGTCCGGCAGGATATAATCTGGAACAAGCGTAATCCTATGCCAGAGAGCGTAACTGATAGATGCACAAAGTCTCATGAGTATATCTTTTTACTCACCAAGTCGCCGCAATATTATTCTAACTTTGAGGCCATAAAAGAGCCGATGGTTGAATATGAGCGTTTACGAAGATTAAGAGAAAAATCTAAGGGTTTAAATACAGTTTACAACTTAGGAAGAGATGGCCGGACTGGTTTGCAGGATCAGAGTCAGAGTGGAGCATGTAGGTCGGCCGCCTGCAGGCAGAAATTAGCAGAGAAAGGTTTACGTAATAAGCGGTCTGTTTGGACTACCTCAACCAATAGGTTTAAGGGTAATCATTTTGCTACTTTTCCCGGGGGACTGATAGAGCCAATGATTAAAGCAGGTTGCCCAGAGGGGGGGGGTAATCGTGGATCCGTTTTGCGGTTCCGGAACCACCGGCGAAGAAACAATAAAGCTGGGGCGTAAATTTATAGGCATAGATGTAAAGCCGGAAAATGTAGAAATGTCAATAAAGAGACAAGCAGGAGTTTTAATTAAGGAGGATGGAAAATGTTAGAAGAATTAAAAAAGGAATATGCAACGCAAGATAATCGGTGGACAGCTTACCCGATTTACGTAACTGTTCAGGAATTGTTTTGCGTGGGAGTAATGAGAGACGGCTATACCGCTAATTGCCCACACGGAGATGGAGAAACTAAAACAGAATACAGGATTAATAATGACGGCGATCCCGATGTGTGCGAAACAAGAGAAGAAGCCATAGGTTTACTCAAAGAGCAGTTTAAGGGTAAGGAATTAGAAGAGGCCATAGAAAATATAGAAGAATTTAATGTTGGCTATATTTGGATTGATGTTGAATTTTTCTTAACCATTAAAGGCGCGGAAGAGTATATGAAAGCCAACGCCCATAATCACAATAAGCTTCGGACTTATGTAAAGCACTTTGAGCGCAGGAATTTTGAGATGAATAATTTATTAAAAGAGCTTGGTTTTAAGTCGGAGTGAACCAATGAATTTTCTCTGTAGAATTGGCTTGCATAGGTGGAAGTACAAGACGCTTTCTTGGTTCCCCTTCTTAAGTTACCAGATTACTCGTTACTGTGAAAGATGCGAGCGGATAGAGAGGGATGATTGTTATATACCAAGCTGTTTTCTTCCACCAGTTTATAAAAAAGTTAGCGGAGTAAAGCAACCAGTAAATACGCACGGAGAAAATAAATGAGACGGTTTAACTACCACAACAGAAAATTCGCCGGAGAAGAAAGGATCCCCATTCGTAAGCACGAAGAGCAAACCCTTCAAGAGTGGTATGTGTTTTGGTTAAGCACTTTAGAGGGCGGGGATTTGGCATTCTGCGCTTCTACCCAAGGAATGAAACTGAGCCGGGGTGTAGCAATAAAGCTTAAGCGTATGGGCTATAAAAAAGGCTTCCCTGATGTGTCTATTTTTGAGCCGCGCGGAGGATGGCACGGTATGTTTGTTGAGGCTAAGGTTGGGACTTATCCAAGCAAAGAGCAAAAGGAATGGCAGACTAAGTTATTAAAGCGTGGATACTATTCAATCATTGTACCCGGGAAGTTTGATTTTTATGAAGCCCGTAAATTCTTAGAAGAAGAAACAACGCGATACCTGAAAGGAGAGATAAAGAGACAATGTTAAGCGCTGATGCCAAGATACTCGTTGAAGCAATAAAAAATGCGGAGTATGACCTGAATGATTGGGAGATGGGCTTTATGAGCTCTATAGAAGAGCAGGTTGACAAGGGAAGGCACTTATCAAGAAAGCAGGGAGATTTGCTGCAGGCTATTTATCGGAAGGCCCAGGGCGGAGGGATTTATATGGCCAAGGAGAAAAGGAAATGATAGCCAGGGTATTCCCAACCAAAACAAGCATGTCTCCAATAGATAAACACGCTTATTTTGACACGCCGGATCTGTTCACCCCGAAGTACGAAGAGGCGCATGTCAGCTGCACTTTTACCTGGGATATTCCAAAAGCAAAGAGATTAGCGCAGGATTGGAGCCGCCACGCAAAGGTGGTCAGGCTGGGGGGGGTGGCAATAGATGGTGAGAGCGACAAGCCTTTTCAGGCCGGGTTTTATTTAAAAGAAGGAGTAACTATAACCTCAAGAGGCTGTACAAATAATTGTAGTTTTTGCTTGGTAAGAAGAGGAGTAATTGAGTTTGATAACTTTCCGGAGGGCAACATTATCCAAGACAACAATATCCTTGCGTGTTCAGATAAACATTGGCGGTTAGTTTTAGATATGCTTAAAAAACAAAGGGCTATAGAGTTTAAGGGGGGATTAGAAAAGTATAGGATAACGGAGAAAATTGCGGAGGATTTAAGAGGGTTAAGAATTAAAACATTGTGGCTTGCCTGTGATCAACCAAACGGGATTAAGGCATTAAGAAAAGCGGTAAAGATATTGCATAAAGCCGGATTTACTCAAAACCATATCTATTGTTTTGTGTTGATAGGAGATGACCTTATAGAAAACGAAAGCAGGTTAAGAGAGGTCTATAAAATAGGTGCTATGCCCTTTGCGCAGTTATTCCGCAATAAAGATAATTCTATAAGTTATTCAAAAGAATTTAAGCAGTTCGCGAGGAAGTGGTCAAGGCCAGCAATAATAAAGACAGTAATGGGTCATACGATTAAGGAGAATGAGGATGCTAAAAATATACAAAGACATAAGATTAAATGAGTGCGTTCCCGTTTTTTATTTACCAACAGAGTATCCACAAGACAGGCTTGGTGTTCGTTGCTATTTTTTCTTATTTGCTCCTGCGGTAATGATATGGGGAATTGTATCCAAATGTCTCTGGTTTCTATGGAGAGACTTAATGAGTTTGAATACTTTATTAAAATTAACAAAGAAAGGAGATAATTGATGTCGTTATGCCCTTACTGTAATAAACGGCCAAAGATTAAAAAGACTTGCGGGGATCCGGAATGCCAGTATAAGCACCACAATAAACATCAGTACAAGTATTTTGATAAATTTAATAGAAAGACAGAACGCAAAGTATCGCCCTCGATTTCGAAGGTTAGGCAGCAATCAGAGGAGTTGGTATTAAGATGAGTATTTATGAAACGGGCTTTTGTTGGAAATGCGGTAAGGTTTGCAAGGGTCTATTCTGCGATAAGAAACATCAAGAGCAGTATGAAAAAAAGCAAGCGGCTGGGATAATGGAGGGTAAGCGCGCAGGGTATGGCGCAGCGGGGAGTACGCATTAATGATAAATCCAACTCAGTGGGTATCTGATGCAGTAAAATATATAAATATTTGTAAAGGAGAGAAGATGAAGGAGATGAGAGTTCAGATAGCGAAGTTAATAATTAAAGACGAAACAAACTTGTGTTATGAAACCCCGCCTAAAAGGTGTTTGGTTTTAGCTGACCAAATTCTTGCTCTTTTTCCAAAACCCTTAAGTGAGGAAGGACTAAAGGAATTTATCTCTAATCTTAAATTAGATGTTAAGTTTAGGTTAGAAAAAAATCAGGATGAAAAGACGATTTTAGTTTTATTAAACGAAAAAGTAAGCGAGGCATTAGCCCACGCTCTTTTTGTGAAGATTGCCAAATGACTCACTCTCAGGCATCACCATTATTTAGATTATTTGTTATTTTGTTTTTACCTGTCATTTGTTTTATAGGATTATTTGTCTGTCTATGGGAAGAGGTTGAGGGGAAGATAAACAAAATTATTCCCAATATATAGGGAGTATTTCTTGCATTCAAGTGTACTATGATGCGATAATGTAACTGTAAAAGAGCCTGATCAGCTCCATTAGTTTTTAGCCCGTTTGTGTGCACACACAGGCGGGCTTTTTTTATTATGAGGTTTAAGCGTGAGAAAACAGTCTGCTAACAGACAAAAAACAGATAAAAAGAAAGCTCCTCGTACTGCTTGGAAGCCAGGCCATAGTGGCAATCCTTCTGGCCGTCCCAAACTACCAGCAGAAATTAAAGCCTTAAAAGATGCTTCTCTTCAACAAGCCGTTATTCTCTTACATAAAAAATTATACAGTAAAACATTTGCTAACTATGCTAAGCCGGCGGATTTAATTAAATTCATTGAAACGGCTTTTGATAGATTTGGTCTTCCAAAGGTTACAAAGAATGAGATGGAAGGGGAATTTAAGTTTAGTCAAATGCCAGCAGTTAAAATATCCGGAAAAGGATTGAGCATTGAAATAGGCTAAGGGGTTTATGGATACAGTTAACCTTGATTTAGAGGTACCGGAAATATTGGCGGATATGCCAAAGAAACTTTATCCGCTATTAACAGATATAAATAAGTATCGTTATTTCTTAATTGACGGTGGCAGAGGTGGCGGGAAATCGCAGACAGTAGCGAGAATACTGCTTTATATCGCAGAGATGTTAAATGCTCTGCGTATCGTATGCGGCCGCGAGATACAGAATACAATTCAGGAGTCAGTTTATACACTGATTTCTGATTTAATTAGATCATATAATTTGTTCTTTGACATCCTTGCAAGCAAGATTACCCATAAGCGAACCGGCACAGCTTTTACATTCCGAGGCTTTCGGGAGCAGGGCTCAATAAATATTCAGGGTATGGAAGGCGTTGATATTGTTTGGATAGATGAAGCCCAGGCAATCACCAAGAAAACACTCGATGCTTTAATCCCGACAATCCGTAAAGAAAAAGCCAAGATATTCTTTACGATGAATAGGTTTGAGCGGCACGATCCGGTATACGACTTCTGCATTGGAAGGCCTGATTGCCTGCATATCAAGATTAACTATTATGAAAATCCTAAGTGTCCGCAGTCTTTACTTACCGAAGCCGATGAGTGTAAGCGTAAAGACGAAGCAGACTATAGGCATATCTGGGAAGGTGAGCCTCTTGATCAAACAGAGGACTTCTTGTTTAGTAGCGCCAAGCTTGATGACTCAAGGATAATTAAACCTTTTGGAGATTTATTTATTCCTCAGTCTGTAATGTCGGTTGACTTATCCGGTGCTGGCGGAAACTATTGCGTAGCTTCGTTATTGAGGCGTAAAAGCAATGTTCATTGGGAGCTTGAGACTCAAAGGCCTTGGCAAGATAAAGATACCGATGTTTCAGTGGGCAAGACAATAGCCTTTAGGAGTTTATGGGAGCCGACGCTTTCAATAGTTGATAAAGGCGGCTTAGGATACCCGATGTATGTTTCTATGCAGAAATCAATCACTGGACTTCAGGGGTTCGATGGAGCAGGTGAAGCAAGGGAAAAGAATTCAGGTAATCAGCGCGCCGATGGTTACTTAGCCGTTAAAGAGTTTATAGATAGTGGCTGGTTAATCTTAGGCAAGCATGACCGGGCTATAAAACAGCTTGAAGGCATTAAGCGTAAATACCTAAGAAACGGGCTTGTTTATATCCAGTCAAAGCAGGAAATGAGAGGGGATGGCAGAGAAAGCCCGGACGACGCAGACAGTTTAATGATGGGGGTATACGCAATCAAGTATCTCTTAGGCAAAGTAGGTACAGGCCCAAGCGGAAGCAGTGAGAAGGTACAGCGGAAGAATGAGCGGAGGAAGCGGTGATGTATCAACGGACTTTTATAGTTATCTTTAAGCCGGCAGACAAGCGCGTATGGTGGACAATATTTATTAATAAGAGATTCGCCCATTGTCTTCTGGCCACATACATAGATAGTTTTCGTTCTTTGGTAATTGACCCATCAGAAGGCAGGTCAGAGGTACACATGCTTCACCAGTCTATCGCGGACTTGGCTAAGCATTACGTAAATAAGGGCTGGAAAGTTGTAGATTTTACTACTAAAGGCGATATTTCATTCTCGCCTAACTTAAATTTTAAGTCTTGCGTTGAAGTATGCAAGGATTTCTTAGGTATTAAAAAATGGTGGGTGTTAACACCTAAACAGTTATATCGGGAGGTGTCAAAATGATGAGTTTATTATCAAGATTACTTAGGCCTTGTGTATTGCAGTTTGGCGGTGGCGGCGTTGATACATCAGCATCGGAAACTGCCGTTACTGAGGATGAGAAGAAGGCTAAGGCAATCAGATCAGCTCTATATAAGACTGCCGGCGGAAGCGCGGGCCAGGAGTTATCAGGTGAAGAGGTTAAGAAGAGAGAAACATTATTCGGTAATTAAATATGAGAAGAAACTTTCAGAACTATAAAGACCTGTTTACAGCGGCAAAAACTAATTGGAGTGAGCATCTTCCTCTTTGGCAAGATATAGCCAAGATTGTCGCTATCAATGTGGATCCGCAGTATTCAAATACCCACGTTAACGCAAGTAAGCAGGCTGATGAGTGCATTGACGACCCTACCGCTGCTATCTCAGTTAACCAAGCCGGTGATTATATGTGGGGGATTATCTGGGGAGATGGTAACAATGCCTTTTCCCTCGTGCCAAGTGAGGAAGTAAAAGAAGAAGCTGAATTATCAGGAGAGGATTTAACTAAATATTTTGAATGGCGTACGCGCAGGTTGCTTAACCGGATGAATAACAGCTCTTCTGGGCTGTCCTCTGCCGGCAAAGCATATTGTTATGATCAGTCAGCTTTCGGGACAAGCGGCATTGGAGCGTTTCCTAATCGTGCTTTTAAAGAAGGTATCGAAGATAACATATTTATCTTTCGTGGCTATGGAGTCGATGGGCTTATTATCGACGAGGGTAAGAACGGGCTTATTGAGATTATCTTTGTACCTTACCATTGGAGAGTTAACCGGATTGTAAGCGAGTTTTGTTTTGAAAAAGGCATTGTAAACGAGAAGAGATTAGCCAAGATGCCTCAGGCAATCCAGGACGCTTACAAAAGCAATGAACTTAATAAAGAGTTTGATATTGTCCACGGCATTATCCCAAGAGAAGATTATGATCCTAAATTAATGGGTAAGCGTGGCGCCAGATACCGCGGGATATGGTTCTTAGAGGATGGAGCAGATAAGCCATTCTTTGAGGAAGATTATGTAAAGCTCCCTATCGGCGTATGCAGGGCAATTAAGATTAGAGGCGATGTCTACGGCCGCGCAGGCGGCACAATGCTCTTTAGCGCTATCCGGGGAGTAAATTTTATTGTCGGCAAGGTCTTTGAAATCTTGGAGAAACAAGCAGCCCCGGCTCTTGGGATGTGGGGAGACGCAATCTTGGGGGATAAGGTTTTAGACTCATCCGCAGAGGGCTTGACTATATTTAACCCGGCGTTTCAAAGCGATAAGGGCGGCCAGCCGGTATTCCAGTTGCACGATATTGGAGACCCTTCAAATATCATTAAGTTTCTCATTCCCTATCTTAATGAAAAAATAACCACAGCCTTTAAGATTGATATTCTTTTAGACTTCAACGATAAATCCTCAAAGACAGCTACAGAAATGTTACAGCGCGCGGTGATCAGGGATAGGTCTCTATCCGGTATGCTTCAACAGCAGAGGGATGAGTGTATGAACCCTATCGTCCATCGTTGCGTTTCTATCGAGGATGGCGACGGTACTGGCGAAGTAAACAAAAAACTATTTAAGGATATTGCCAATGCTTTAATACAAAACGGAAAACAGGAAAGAATTATCCCTGAGGTAGTATTAAAGGCTCGGTTAGAAGGCAAGCCCTGGTATCAGATTAAATGGAATAACGCTCTGGATAAGTTAAGCAACACTGAAAAGCTTGAGGCGCTACTTAAGATACTTAATGTTATTCAAGCCTTAGCATTCATCTTCCCGGATATTATCGAAGCCGTTGATTGGTATAAATTCTTGGCAGATTTCAAATCTTGTTTGGCCATCCAGACTACTTTCATGCTTACCGCCGACGAGTTTAAGGCTAAAATTCAAGCTAAAGCTCAAATGCAAGCCCAGATGTTACAGCTGCAAGCGGCTCAAGCAGGTTCACAGATACAAAGGAATATTTCAGGGGCAAAAAAAGACGAAGCTACGGCTAAACAAACATCGGAAGGAGCAGGTTAATGGAAAAGATTAAAAATACCGCTGATAAATTGCTTGATATAGAAACAAAGAAGCGGGAATTAGAGAAGAGGTTTAAAGAAGAACTTGAGGATTTGAAGAAATGCGCTAATAGGCTTTTCTCTACCAAGGACGGTAAGTATTGGGCCAAGCGGGCGTTTATCGGGTTGGATGTTAACAAGAGAGACCCGGTGGTGTATGGCAGTACGGCTTTAATGGCAGCTGAGAAAGCGCGGCGTGATTTCTATTTACAGTTTTTTAAGGAGTTATTGGAACCGGAAGTTTTATTAATAATAGAAAGGGGGCAGTAATGGGGCAAATTGGGTTAGGGATATTAGGAGTTTTGTTGCATTTTATTTTGTTGGGGTTCTTAAATACTATGGGCCTTGGCAATCAAAGAGGGACAGCGGGCGCAGGTGATCCGCCAGCGGGAGATCCTCCTGCCGGTGACCCACCCGCAGGTGACCCTCCAAGTGGTGATCCGCCAGCGGGAGATCCTCCTGCCGGGCAGTTTAGCGTTCCTGAAACCTATAAAGAAAAAGGCTGGGCCAAGAAGGTTAAATCGCAGGATGAATTATTTAAGCTTATCGACAGCCAGGATGCTTTAATTGGCAAGAAAACAGTCGTCCCAGACTTTGAGAAAGGCGATCCGAAAGAGATTGAAGCCTACCTGGCTACTCTCAGAGGTGATGCGAAGTTAGAAGATTATGCCGCATTGCTCCCTAAAGACTTAGATAAAGAAAGCGCCGGAGAAATTTCTCAGTTGTTATTTAGCGGTGGCCTGCCGAAACCGTTGGCAAGCAAGATTATCGCAGGGTATTCCGCGATTGAAGCAAAAGTAATGGCTAAAAGGTTCTCAAAAGACGGAATAGACGGCATGCTTAAAGAGTCTTTTGGTAAAGACGGCGGGGATTATAAGAAGGTTGCCGGAGGAGTTGTTAATTTTACCAAGGAATTATTAAGCGCAGAGGATCAGAATTTTATTGATACCAAACTTCCTAACGATGCGCTTGGTGTGTTCTATCGTTTAGCGCATTCCGTAATGTCGAAGTTTGGCGTTAAGGAAGGATATATCGCCGGAGAAGGCGGAGGAGAAGGCGGCTCAGGTAAAGGGGACATTACAAAGAGGGCTGGTGAGTTGCGTAAGCAGATAGCAGATTTATCTGGCAAACCGCATACAGCCGCGGATAAAAAGAAGCTTGTTGATGAGTTAAACACTCTATACAAGACCAACGAATAAGGAGGGGGCAAATGTTTAAAATTACAGTTAGTGGGGCGTACTACAGCGGGGCAGGTAAAGGTGGTAAAGAGATTGTTGATTTTGAAAACATAACCGGGATTATTCCTGAGATAGAGAATGAGCGCATTCAGCAGGCGGTTATGTGGCGGTTGATACAGATATGGATTTCCAAAAATGAGAAGTTTACTAAGAGGTTTGACCTCTTAAGAAATTGCTACATTGATAAGGTTGAGCAGGTTGCCGGCAAGCCGGGTATTGTGGGTAAGAATATCAAAGAGCTTACCTGGGAAGAGTTACAGGAATTGGCGGTATGGAAGAATCTAAAGAAAATTCCTGAATATAAAAAGACCGATATTCGTTCTGCCCGGGAAAAAGCGTATGTTGAATATGCGCTCCTTCTTGGCAAGGAAATTAATCCGGAGAGTAAAAGCTATAATTATGCTGAGTTGCCTGATTTAGTTATTGCCAATGATGATAAGGTGGCTGGCCCGGATAAACAAAAAAGTAATGAAGAGGTGCTTGCTGAGGCTCAGGAAGATACTTCAGTCAGAGAGGACAAAACATTTACTCTGCCGGAGTTAAAGAAGATTGCCAAGGCTAAGAAGATTAAGCTCCCGGCAAATGTAACTCATGATCAGGCCTATGAGCTGGTAATCGGAGGCAAGAAATGATAAAAGTAAAACCTCTTGAAGATTTTATATTGTTTAAAACCATTACAGTTAAAATATCTTCTGGTATTGTACTGCCTGACGATAGCAAGATGAAAAGTAATCTTGTTAAAAACATTGTCAAGGCAGTCGGCCCAAAGGTTAAGACTGTAAAAAAAGGTAACGAAATAGTTATCTTGCCTGGTGCGCGGCTAAAGCTTGATTATCCTGAAAGGGATTTTGAGCCTGATTTATATATGACCAGGTTAGCGAATGTTTGCGCTGTTTTTGTCTGATAGTTTGACAATTCGCAGGGTAGTGCAGCCCGGTAACACGCCTGCTTCATACGCAGGAGAGCGCTGGTTCAAATCCAGTCCCTGCAATAAATTTTGTAATGCTCGGACACCTTCTGTTTAAGAAGCCCGGAGCGAAAGGTCTTGGATATTCACCTAAGAATATCAAGAGAACCCGCGTAAGCGGATACTTTTCGGCCAGGTTAATAGTAGTTAAACCACTTAAACGGGAGGTAACAAGATGAGCGGAACGTATAGTCCGAGTCTTAGCCAAGGGCAAAAGCAGTTGTTTCAGGACAACTTTCTTTCCTTGGTGCAGCAAAGGAAATCCCTGCTTGAAGGCGCAGGTGTTTTGGTTTATTTGCCCTCAAAAGGTAAAACAAACAATCTTGGCCGTATCGGCAAGATTGAGTTAAGTGAAGTTTCTACCCGTAACCCTGATAAGGTATACGGCGATTACGATTTGGATAATCGTCAGCTTACAAAGAGACGGTTTACCAAAACCATCACCATCGATAAGCTTTATGACATCAATGAGCTTATTGCGGATCCTACCAGCCCCATCCTCGTCGAGTTAGACAATGCTGTACAGAGGTTAAAGGACAGAATCATTGCGGCCGCTGCCGGCGGAGCTGTTTTAGTCGGTGCCCCGGACGCTACTCCTTCCTCAATATCCGCGGCAACCGATGGCGTTATTACCGTCGCGGCAACCGGAGGTTTAACTTCCGCTTCTGTTGATAGCGTTATCCAGACGTTTATCAATAATGATGTACCTGAGGACGTGCGTAGGGGAGCGGTATTCTGCATGACTGGTAAAGAACATGCGGCGTTAATGGCTGACGATACTTTCGTCAACAGCCTTTATGTCGACGACAAGCCGGTGACTGTTGGTAAGTTGCAGGCCGTCGAAGGGTTAAAGGTTGTAACCTTCGCGGGAACGGACAGCGTTATCACGGTTGCTGATCCTATCCTGGAAGAAGCCAGCACGGTAAGGACGAACCTCGTGCTTTGCCCGAAATCAGTCGCAATCTCCCTTGAGTTGGGTGATCTGTCGGTTGATAAAAACCCGAACAAAGTTAATTCCAATGACATCACCATCGATTATTGGATTAACGCAATGAGGGTTGAGGGTGCAAGAGTAATCAAGGTTACGACCACGATATAAGGTTGTGACAGGAAGTATATTATTAAAAACAGCCGGGGATGTGGGTAAAAACCGCATCCTCGGCCAAATCAGGAGGTAAGAAATGGCAGAGAGACAGACAGTTGAGCAGGCGTTTAAAAACTCGGTAGCGTTGTTTTCTACCGGTGTTAAGTTTAGAGTAATTAAAGCTACTTTAAACATTGTTAACGGGACTACTGCTACCGGAGATATTATCCGCATCGCGAAAGGACTGGCTTTAGCTAACAGGATTTTAGGTATATTCGTTCCTAAAACCGGGGATGCTATCGCAGGTTTAACCGATATTGACTTTGGTTTTTATAAGTCAAACGTCGGCGCGGTAATTGATAAGGACATCCTGGTTGATGGCCTTGATCCGCATCTGGGACAAGCCGTGGGAGAGCTTATCGGAGCTAATGCGTATAAGTCCATTGGCGAGCATCTCGTCAAGAACAATGATCAGGAATATGCTGGCGGTGTTGACCTGGCCGTTACGCTGAATGCTACTCCTTCAGCATCCGGGACAGTGCCTCTTTGGATATTCATAGCAGGATAGCATTGCTGCTACATGAAAAAAGGTTAGCCTAAGCTTAGGCAAGGGGGAGTAGGGGTTTTCCGGCTCCTACTCTCCCGCCCCTAAATAAAAGAGAGGGAAAAATGAACGTCCCAGAGCAATTATGCAACATGACTTTAAGTAGGTTAGGAAACAAGAATACTGTCAGCAGTATTAGCGACCCTAAAACACCTGAGGACAGAATTTTCGCTATTTGGTATGACCCCTGCCGGCAGATAGTATTAAAAAAACTTATGCCTAATTTTGCTCTTGGCCGTAAAGTTGTGGCGATGTTAAGTACCGCCCCCGCTTTTGGTTATGCTTACGCTTATCAAGAACCTGTTGATTGCCTTAAGGTCTTGGGGATAGGAGATGTCCAGGATAAAGAGAATAACTATTCCGTAGAAAATAATCAGATACTTACCGACGAGGAATATGCAGACGGTATGAATCTAAGGTATGTCAAAGATGAAACTGATGTAACTAAGTTTACCATAGAATTTATTATGACCTTAGTTTCTGAGATGGCGGATAAGATTTCATTGCAGATTACTCAAAACCCACAGCTTCTAACTGCTATGAACGCTTTAATTAAAATAGATCAACTTATGGCTTCAGCTTTAAACGGCCAAGAGAATACGCCGGTTAGAAAGAATGTATCTAAATTTAAGATGGCAAAGCTGGGAGTTGACAACCCTTCTCTTTACAATAAGAAATGAGAAAGAGAAGAGGTAGTAAAAGATGTATTACTTGCGGTATATGCACTGCGCAAAAAAAGACTAAACACGGCTGGGTGTGCTCGATATGCGGAACTGTTCAACCAAAGAGGGCTGATAAATGAGAAAAGTTATTCTTACAATATTATTATCCATCGGGTTGTTCTTCAGTACTTGTGAAGCCGCCAAAATATCCACTCCTTTTAATAATTTCTCCCGGGGAAAATTAGACCACGATTTAAACGGTAGGTATGACTTGCCTATCTATTCAACCGGAAGCGATATATTTAAAAACTTCTTTTCTAATTTTAAAGGTAATGCTTTCTATCGTCCCGGATTTGAGAACATTCTTAAATTTCAGGATTGCCGATTTGTAGAGTTTAAGTTTTCTGATATTCAGGATTATATTGCTTTAGTCTATAACGGCCACATGAAGTTTTTGAGTTATAACGCCAGCGGAGAGATAGGGCTTGTTCAATCCGGGGGCGCAGACTTAGACGTAACTTCTCCTTATACTCTCGCGGCCGCAAAGGAGATTTCTTATGATCAAAACGCCGATGTAATGTATTTGGTTCATAACAATTACGCCCCGTATCAACTTATCAGGACAAGCGCAAGTAGCTTTACCTTAGGAACTTTTACCCGGACAGCTGATCCATTTGATAACCCCGCAAGCGGTACAGTGGGTTGGCCTGCTTGTGTGCGCTTTTTTAAAGGACGCCTTTGGTATGGCGGCCCAGGACTAAAAAAGACCTATGTTTATGGCAGTGTGGCTGGTTCTTATGATGATTTTACCGTTCCCGCCATTGATATTCAAGATGATGATGCGGTAATATTCTGCGTTGCAGACCTTACAGAAGGTATTAGATGGATCATGGGTGGCTCAAATAGCCTTATTTTAGGCTCTTCGCAGGCACTTGTAGCGGTAAACGGCGGTACAGTAGACGATCCAATCACCCCTACCACAGTTGAAGCCACACTTACTAATACCGATGGGGCTGAAGGAACGCAGCCGATTAGAAAAGACATTTTCTTATTTTATATAAACTCTCTCAAGCGCAACATTAATTATTTTTCTTACGACCTGCTTTCCGAAAGCTTTAAGTCAGAGGACACTAACTTCGCCTCTTTTGATATTACTAAGGGCGGCATAAGCAAACTCGTTTATCTTAAAAACCGCAATGACTTTATTTTCTGTCTTCGTTCAGACGGAGTTTTGCTTGCCCTTAATTTTAATCAGACTGAAAAAATAGTTGGTTGGACTGAGTTGCCTACAGACGGGACAGTTTTAGATATAGGAAAGATGTATAACCCAAACTCTCAGCAAGATGATTTGTTTATCCTTGTCCAGCGTGATAATGGCGTATTTGTTGAAAGGTTGGCCAGTGAGGTTGAATTTCCTCAGAAAGAGGAGTTTTTCAGCAACGAGGCAGGCGAAAGCTTGGACAAAGAAGCCTATTGGAGATATATGGCTGAGCTTATGAAAGACTGCGTCTACCTGGATAATTCTATGCTCTATAAAAATTTATACAGCTCAACAATTACCTTTAATGGCACGGATACGATCACTTCAAGCGCAGCTAATTTTTCTTCGACTGATGTGGGCCGGCAGATACATTATAAAACGGCAACCGGATTAGAGAAGGGCATTTTTGAAATAACTGCATATACCAATACTACAACCGTTAAGGTTAGCGTATTAACTACCCCGACAGCCAATACTTATTCATCTTGGTATAAAAGCTTTAGCACGGTTTCAGGGCTAACAGAATATGCCAGTATGGAAGTTTCTGTTGTTGGAGACGGCGGGTACTTAGGGGAATACACGGTATCTGCCGGCGGAGTGTTAACGCTGGATAGAGAGATCACCGTTGCCTGTATAGGCATAAAATACGAAGGTTTAATTAAAACCTTTAATTTAGGTTTCAGCACGCAAGGAATAAATACGCAGGTTTTAGCAAAGAATATCAATAAAGTAACTTTAAGGTTCATAGCTTCAGCTGGCGGTAAGATAGGCCCTTCATTATATAGAATGGAAGAGGTACAGCAGTTTGACCCTTCCGGATATTATGATCTGCCGCCTTTACCTATGGACGGAGACAGCAGGGAAATAACTTTTGACGATGTATTCAGCGACGAGAAATATCTCTATATTAAACAGGACAAACCCTTGCCTTTGCACATAACGGCTATATTTTGCGATGTTAACTATGGGACTAACCAATGATAAGAGAATTTGCGTTAGATGATTTAGATAAGATTAAGTTAAACGATTTCGGCGACAGTAATCTGGTTAATAAGTTTAAGCCAATATTAAGTATGTATGAGGGTTGGACTTTAGAGAAAGAGGGAGTTATTAAGGCAATTCTTTTCTATCGTAATTACGCTGAGAAAAATTACGAAGGATTTTTAGTGTGTTCAGTATTTATGAATGCTTTTGACGGACAGCAGATAAAGGATTTTATCTATCAGTTAATAAAAAGGCTTGAGATTAAACGTATCGAAACATTAAGTCTTGACTGTGAAGAGATAAACAGATGGCATCAATTCCTGGGGTTTGTCTGCGAAGGTACTAAGATAAATTTTCTTAAAGGTAAGAACTATAGGATGTGGGCGATCATCACCCAGGAGGTATAAAAAATGGGTTTAGAGACATTATTACTTGTGGGCTTAAGTGTAGGGTTAGGAACGGCCGGTATGGTTTCTTCTTACCAAGGCGCCGCTAAACAAACTAAAGCATTAAAAGCTCAAGCAGCGTTAGATGCAAGCGAGCGCGCAAAAGCGACAACAGCTCTTGCCGCAGAACAGAAGGTATCCTTTTTAAACTCAGGCATTGCTTTAACCGGAGAAGATAACACTACTCCAATGGGCGTAATATCTTCTACTTACGTTAAGGGCAAAGAAGATATTAGCCGGATTAAGGAAAACTATAATACAAAAATAGATAACGTATGGTCTGCCGAAAGAAGCAGTTTCTTAACCAGCTTAGGAACTATGGCTTTGGGCTTAGCTACAGCCGGAGTATTGTCCGGGTTAGGTGCTGCAGCCCCCGCGGGTAGTTTATTAGGTCAATCGGGTTCTGTTGGTGCTATTGGAGGACTTACTCCTGCGGTAGGTTCAACAGGAATGGCGGGTTTTGATTTTGTTGCTCCTGCAGTGGCAGTTATATAACGATAAACAAAGGAATATAAAATGGCACAGCGTAAATTAGCAAGAAGAGAAGTAACAAACGTAGAAATTCCTCAAGACAAAACGGCGGAGGGATTTAATAACCTTGCCGATACTGCGATGGGCTTTGTTGACTTGGAAAAGAAAAAAGACCTTGCCAATATGAATGACTTTATGGCAGACGCCAATTTGCAAATGACTAAAACCACAAATGATTGGCGCATTGCTAATGAAGCGGATCCGACAAATAAAGAAGCGTTGGGTAAACTCCACGGCGGTTATAACCAGATACTTAATCAATACACTGATAAGGTTGGCATGCTTTCCCGGGGAACCTGGACACAGGTCAGCAATAAACTCAAGAGCCAGTACCAATTAGACAATCTCCAATGGGGACAGAAGCAGACAGTTGTTAATATGGAGAGTAGAACAAATGACAGCATTGATAAAAACTTACAGATGTTTAGGGAGTCCGGCAAGACTTTTGATTTTAATAAATTCAAAAGCTCTTATCAGACTTCTCGCGAAGCATTGGAAAGTTTTGCTGTAAGTGTTGCTGGCAATACCCAGTCCGATAAATTGCTGAAAGATTACCATAAGGATTCTATGAAGATGTTTATTTACGGAGCTGCCGAAAGCGACCCTGATAAGGCAAGGCTTTTGCTTGATCGCCAAGACGTGCAAAATGATATTGATAGCCCGGAGGATATGCAGACTCTTAGAGGGATAGTTGATAAAAATATACTGTTAAAACAAAAAGGCAGGGTAACGGCGCAGAACGGCGCAGAAGATAAGATCTTGACAGATTACCTGCTTGATAGCTCTAAGGTAGATATTATAACAGTGGATAAGGCGCTTGCGTCCGGACAGATAAGACCGGAGTTTGCTAAATCTATGAGAAATACCATCTTAAGCCCTAAGACTGTGGATGCAGAGACTAAAGATGATACCTTTATAGATTTTACTAATAGATTTGCTGACCTAAATAAGAAAGGTTCAAAGATTTCCTTGGAGGAAGCATCTCAATTCAGAAATGACATTATCAATGCACATGGACAAGGAACATTAGACTCTGGCGATGCACAAAAATTCCTTAAAGACTCAAGCAAGATTTTTGATACAAAACTCAATAACCAAGTAGAAGGCGTTTTAAACAAAACCAATCCTAAAAGTTTCCTGCAGGCGGCAAGCTTTTGGTCTGATGAATACGCTGCCAAAAAGCCAGAAGTAAAAGCAAGGATGTATCGGGGTTTGATGGACAGGTTAAGACAAGGCCAGAATGCGCACGAAGCTTTAGGCGAGGTTATTAAAGAAGAAATTAGCATAGGAAATCCTAATGCTACTCTTTCCGGAGGAACACCCAACAATATTATTTCTGCTAACGATGGAATAAAACAAGGCGTTTATCAAGGGAAAAGCGACTCTAAGGCAGACTATACCATAAAAAACGGTCAGGTTGTGGCTAAAGGATCTGTAGCATCTAAACAGACCAACACTACTAAGGAGCGGAGAGTAGGGGATAGATTTATGTTTAAAGGTAAAGAGCGCATTTTTGTCGGTAAATATCCCGACGGAGAATGGCAATATGAGGATGTAAATGCCAAGACTCAGTGAGTTAACCGCTAATCCAGATGAAATCCAGGTTGCTGAAGAAACGCAACCTACGACTGGTCGTCTTTCTGATCTAACCGGCGGAGACGAAAAGCAGGTTACTTTTATAGATGATAAAGGAATATCTGTTGAGCATTCAGGTTTAGCTTCGGACAGATACATTAAAGAATCAGTAAGAAATTCCGTCTATTCAAAAGACTTTTATCCTTCAGTTCCAGAAGAACACCGACCAAGCTTCATAAAATCATTAGGCCTAAATTTATACGCTGGGGTTATGGATTCAGCGACCTCTGTTAATAAATTACTCGGGTTCGGAGCATTTAAAGGCACAAGGGATTTGTTCATCACCCCCGGAGAAGAAGAAATAAAAAAGATAAGGGAATTAACAGTACAAGATAACCCCATCGGAAAATTTGCGCAGGATTTCTCATACAGCTTAGGAAATATGGGAGCTACCCTTCCCTTGGATATTATGTCCGGAGGGGCTACTAAGATAGCGTTAGTCGGTAAGGTTCTACCTAACATCGCTAAATATATTACTAAAATACCCAACTTTGCCATCGGTATGGGGATCAGGGGATTTGCTCAGAAGGTAGAAGAAGGCAAAACCTTGGAGGCGCCATTAACGGCCGCGGAGAACACAGCCATCGGTACACTCTACGGAGTAGTAGGCGTCGGGTGGAAATCTTTCCCTAAGATGGGCGCATTGGGCTTAGCTGAGGCGCATTATAACGCCCTTAAACAGAATAGGCTCGCTACACCTGAAGAGTCAATAGAGGGTACTGCTAACGGTTTAGCCTTCGCAACTGTTTTTCATACAATCGGAGTTATAGAAAAAGGAATAAATAACGTTCAGGAAAAGAGCATCCTTAAGAATTCATATCGGAACATAAACGGCGCTCTTGAATCCGGAGACATTGACACCATTAAGAATGAATACGATAAACTTATAAAAAATGAAAAGGTTAGTCCGCAAACCAAGGATGCTATTATTAACGCTTTTAACGAGACCAAAGATGCTCATATACAGAGCGAAAGTAAAGACCAACCTATTAATTTAACCAAAGAAGAATCTAAATTGCTTGAATCCGCCATAGCCAAAAGCGCCCCAGGTGATGGCAGGGCTAAGATTATAAGAGATATTATTGAAGGACAATTAGGAAGCACGGTTTTAACCAACACAGAAGCGATAGAGAATACTGATGTCGATAATATTTTAAGTAAAGAAGAACGGGCAAAGTTGCTCAAGGTTCTTGAATCTGTCAAAACATCTGAAGATGAATATTCTCAAGCAGCAATGCAGGAATATAATCCAGAGCAACTTACTGAATTTAAAAGGCAAAAAGGTATTATCGCTAATAAAGCTATAGAAGCCGTATTAGGAAAGAAATTCGCTGAACTTGCTGCGCCATCACGTGAAGCACTTACCCCAGAAGAAGCAGCAGTCATGGAGAAAGTAAGGGGGTTCGGGCAACCATCCAAAGAAGAGGTACAAAACAAACAAACCCTTCCGCCGGACTTCGATGCTGTCAAGGGCAAATTCGCAACCGAAGAAGACAAAATAAACTTTATGGCTCAAAAGATTAAGGATTACAAGCAACTTTCCGACCAGCAACTTCTGGGAATGGCGCTCAGGTGGAAAAATATCGAAAACCTTAACGAAAAAGAAGCTCTCGATATGGAAGCCTGGAATAGAGAGATGAACCGGAGAGAAACAAAATCAGAAGTCCCCAAGATAGGCGAATCGGAGTTACTTCAATTAATAGAAAAAATAAAGCCAAATCTTGAAGGCGTTTTAACAGACGAACAGTTTAATAACCTCAATGACCGGATTAGAGAGATCCTTGCGCAGTCAAAGGCATTCGGCCGAGAAGTAGATGAAAGATATAAAGAGGCAGCCTTAAGAGCGAATAAATTTGAGGATCAAAGAATACAAGGCCCAGGAGAGACAGAATCAAGACCCATTATCTCAACAGAAAGCATTATGCCGGATAAAACCGGAAACACCCCACTTCGCCGTAAAATCGCACAGATGGAAGAACGGAGAGCGCGCGTTGAAATTTCAGAGGATGCCCTTTCGGAGATAGATACAATTCGTCAGAACTTCAAGAGAAGAATAACAAGATATAAAGACGCATATCTTAAAGAAGAATTGCAGGGAATACCTTCTTTTTACGTTATCAAAGAAGGGGGAATTAAACCAGATGAAGCCATGGGGGAACTTAGGGATCGCTTTGGAGTAGACGTACAGAATGAGGTAGAACTTAAGGACTATCTTCAGAATCTTGAAAAAGTAAGAAAAGATTTACTTGCGGATATTAAGGTTAATCGTCCGCAACTCGTAACTAAAAGAGAATCAACCCTACTTAATGATCGTATAAAAGCTACGGAGCAGGGAATAAAAGAAGGTCGCATAAAGACCAAGGACGAAATTACGGAGATTCAAACTGAAATTATAAACGCAATAGAACAAGCCGACCTTCCGCTTGATGAGCGCGGTAAATTCTTAAGGGCTATCAAGAACGTACAAACAGCCGCCGACCTAAAGAGAGAGTTTCCTGATATAGCCAAACGCCTACAGGAAATGAAGAATAAGCAGATACAAACTGAATTAATAGACCAAATACAAAAAGTAGCAGAGCGGGCCAAGAGCTCAAATGTTCTGGCTGTTGAGTACGCTGACCTTATAGATTCTGCGGTTAATGAATTTGAGCTTAAAGGGCATAGAGAAGACACTATTAAAAGTCTTCAGGATACCAGGAAATATATAGAGCAAGCCATTAAAGAAGGTAAAGATGTAGAAATGCCGGAAGAGGAATTAAAGAAACTTGAGATTCTTGGCCGTAAGCCATTAAAAGAAATTACCGTTACTGAGCTTGAGGACTTATTGGATACAGTAGAAAACCTTGAACGGTCTGGTAAAGCAAAATTACACTTACGCCAGATGGCGGATGAACGTAGAAAACAGCAAGCTCTTTTGGAGATAGAAAGAGACTCAAAGCCACTTCTTGAGAAAAATAAATTAAAAGCACCTGTCGGAGAAAAGCTTAATATTGTCGATAATCTTAAGAATAAGTATATAGATGCGCAAAATTTCGCTATGAAGAAGGATTTAGCGATTACTCCTATGGACGTTATTTTTGATACGCTCGACGGAAATAAGCAATACAAAGGGGCAAATTTAAGAATTTTCAAGCAAACATTAAACCGGGAGTTTTCGAAATACCTCGAAACCAAGGATGTCGCTGAGAAAGAAGTCAAAGAGCTTGCTAAGAAACTTAAACTTAATGAGCAGAACTTTGAACGTATCGGAGTCTATGCAGCCAATATGCAAGATGGTGGTTACGATAAACTTATAAATAGTGGTTATTCAGATAAGGAAATTGGGTTAGAGCTTACTCCTAATGAGACACAACTTTATAGTCTTATGCGCGATAAGCTGGAAAGCTTTAAGCCGGCCATCTCTGAAATTATGCGCCTCGTATACAATGAACCATTTTACGCGGTTAAAAATTACTTTCCATTTATGACCGACTTCGAAAAGATGAGCGACGCTGAGATGCGTTCACGTTTCGGAGATAATGTGGAGCAATACGGTCTTGCTCCCAGGAAGAACGTATCCCGGGGATTCACAAGGAAAAGGGTGGGAGGAAACCAGAAGTTAGCAATAAACGCTATGCAGGTATTCTTAAGACACGTAGATAATGCCAGTTATTTTACGACCGTTGGCAAGGAAACAAAGTTTCTCGGAGAATTGGCGGCCAGAGAAGAATATGCCAATTCAGTAGGAGAGTTAGGGCAGGAGTTGGTGAGGGATTGGATAGATTTAGCCGCACGTAAAGGAAAGATTGCCGGAGAAGGGAATAATATATTAGATACTTTAAGAAAAACATCCGGGGCATCTATTTTGGCTTTTCGTCTTTCTTCTGCTCTTATTCAGCCAACATCTATTGGCAATGGTGCGGCATTAATCGGAAACTATGCTTTTGATGGAGCGTATAAAATAGCATCAGACAAGCAATGGCGTTATTTTGTCCGTGATAATATGCCAGAAGTTAAATTCAGGATAGGAGATGATCCGGCCTTTCTCGAATTCGGGAATAAGAGTGTTGTAGAAAAAGCGGAGCAAGCTGGTTTTTGGGCCTTAGAGCATCTTGATCAGATAGCAGCTGCTTCTATTGCCGCAGGTGCGTACGAAAAATACTGTAAAGAAAACAGCATTGAGGTTGATTTTACTAAACCAAACCAAGGGGCTATTGATTACGCGCAACTTATGATGCGGAGGAGTCAATCCAGCTCTTTCTTTATGGATGCGCCCTCAGCCCTAACAAGAGGAAAGTTCACCGGGAATAAATCCGTAGACAAAACGATATTTCAATTTCAATCCTTTATGCTTAATGATTGGAGTATGATCCGCCATGATCTTTGGCGCGCAGGTATTATGGAGAAACGTATTGGACAAGCCTCAAATATCTTCTTTTTCTTAAGTCTTACCTTTACAGCTCAGATGGGGATAAGGGCAGGTACAAAAGCCTTAGTCAATCAACTTTTTAATAGGGAACCTAAGCCGGATGATGAAAGTCTTTTGCATAAGGTTATTGATAATGTTTTCCTACAGCAAATTCCTTTTGTTGGAAGTTTTGCTCAATCACTTGATTACGGAAGCAATCCTATTCCTGTATTAGAATTTTTAAATAAGTCTATGAAGGCTTTTAGCTCGGTATCTAAATCTAAGGAAGCGGACAAAAAGATGATGGCGCTTTTAAGAGGTATTGTGATGTGGTTACCGGGAGGTTCTAATCTGGTACCATTTTTGAAGGTGAATAAGGAAACAGATGAACTGGGAGATTAATGTAAAAAGAACATGATAAAAATAATTAATCCGGAGAGAAATAAGAAGCCAGTCGCAAAGTTACCTAAGAATGCTATAAGAAGCACGCAGGTAGCTACAATGCCGAATGCTCCAAGGATTAAGGTAAAAAATTGGTCTTTGGGAAAAAAGAAGACTGGGCTAATAAGTAAGAAGCAACCAATTAAAGTTACTATAGATTTCCTGATTCTTTCTCCTCTTGGTTTAAACCAAGCTGTTAAAGTAGGATTTATAATGTTTTTCATGGGTAAACCCTTTTAGCTATTTTAAAGAGTATAAAATAATAAGTTTCTTTAAGGATACTGATAACAGAACAAGCGCAACAACTGATAAAAATAACATCAATTAAGTCAAATTTTCTTAGAAAAGTTAATTTAAGCAAAATTGTTAACAAAGAGCAGTGATAAATAAGGAGTAGCATATCATGAAGACGAGATATGCTTCCTGCAAGAATAAGGAATAAAAAAATGCTAATACCTAACGCAGGGTATGTTGGAATAGAAGATAGAAAAACACCTATTAAGAGAGCTATGCAAATAAATATTTTCATCACCCTAAATTTAACCCAAAAATTAACTTTTGTCAACCCAAATCTTAAGGAGGTAATATGAAAAACAAAATCTTCAGAGGTATCGCAAGCTTAGCGCTTTTATTATTGTTCACCGCGGGCCAATTTATCGTTAACCCTGGCCCGGCTTTCGCTACCGTAGCCGACAATTACGAGCCGGTAAAGCTCTTAGGAAACGGCACAACCGTGGATTTTTCTTTCGGTTGGGCCTTGATAGCTCAAACCAATATCCGCGTCTATCTTGAAAGCGTAAGCACTGGCGTCCAGACCTTAAAGACGCTTGGCAGCGATTA